CGCTGATTAGGCGTTTACCAATCCTGAGTTAACAAGAAAGGCACAAGGAAAGAACGAATAGTCTAAGACCATTCGCCAAGATTGTACCACTGATGGACCAGCACTCGTTTTATCGAAATGCTGGTTCGGCCTCTGAGCGTGTAGAAATTACCATACGCTCGGTCTGACGAACGCCTGACTCGGTCTAGCAATAGGCCAAGTCCTTCGAAAGGTTGCCTTTTAGCAACGCTCACTGCCGCAAGCGGCAGATACCCTTCCCACCCGTCAGCTTGACGAGCGCGAGGGGGGCAGACTTCATCAAAATTCTGAATGAAGCCTATGTCGCCGAGGTGATGTGGAACACCGAGCCGAAGAGCTCGTGGAACCCCTTCAACCAGACGATAATAACAGTGCCTAAACCGCTTATCACAGCCAGTATTAAAATGACTGCGATGAGCAAAAAGGCGGATACTGTTAGCCAGTTTAAAATAACTTTGAGCATTTCGAAGTTTTTCCTTAAGGAAAATAGGTTTGCAGTCAAACCCTCTGAAGTAGTGAGAGCCGCACGACTCACGGAAGAGAAGATCTGGCGAAGAAAAACTTTTCGCCATATTCACTTTAAACCCGAGAAACGTGCAAAATTCAGAGAAGAGTGTGACAGCAGTCGTGGGGATAATAACATCATCCCCGTAGACACTGATAGATCCGATGCTGCCCGTATGGTCACAAACCACTAGGGCAGCAGCATAAAATATCAGCGACTCGAGCTCGAAGGTGAAACCGTTCCCCATACTGGAGAACTTCTCCCACCTAAGAACTTCCGACTTTGTCACGCCGAGCTTCGATCGCGAAGCGTCCATACAAGTAAACCAATCCGTAGGCAAAAGCTCACGGACCAGTTCACGAGCAATGGAATCGCTTGCCGACGAGAAATCAATCGTCGCCAAATGACCAGTCTTACTAGCCAGCAGTGCTAAACGCTGGTTATGAGTCTGGTCTTGAAGATCGATGCCCACCCGAGCTAAACGACGACGAATCATTGTGCCAATGCCCTTCTGGAACCAGAGATTTAACGCTGGTTCCACGGCAATGACGCGGTCCGTCTTCGAATTTTTCGGGACAGTGCATAATGTGTTCCCTACACCAAATTGGTCAAAGCCTTCTTCCCCAAAATTCCGGGTACTCAGATGCGCAAACCAACTAGGGTATGCCCTTTCCATCAAAGGGCTTACGAGGGCGTACAAATCACGTGTTATCCCAGTCTCTGACTGGAACTTATTGGTAGCTGAAACGTGATTACCTTTTAATGTGGTAGTCACGCCAGGGCCCCAATCTGCATTCTCGAACCATTCATCACCATCAAACTTACCCAGAATCGATGCTATTTTTCGTTCCATCGCGAAAAGCAATGAAGCGTTAGACCCCCGGAACAAAGGGTCTAAAGAAAGATTCCGGAACCGTGAGTTAGTATGCTTACAAAGCTGCTCATACTGAGCAAACTTTTCTAAGGCAACAACGTCTTTCTTGAAAGGGACGACTAAAAAGTCGGCCTTTGAAAGAAAAAGCGTTGCAGCGTAGGCATTGCGGAAGGCGTAAACCGACTCATATGACATTGCGTCACATGATAAGGCCAGCAGTTGCTCATGTTCACCATGCTTATACAGCATGGCAACCGTAAGCGACCGAGCGCAATCCAACGATGAAAGGTAATCGAGAATAGACTTGTCGGTAGAATCCGACGGCGCGCGAAAGTTCTTCAAGAGGCTGTTCGCCTCACGAATACTGTGCTCGTAACGAGACATAGTAGAAATCCCTTCTCCAGTAACTGGAAGAATTAAGTCAATCTGGACGAATCAATAGATCGATTCGAAGTTCTGCACGGCGTTGACCATGTTAGCATCTGCGAAGAGATTCTTCGCAAAGGCAAACAAGTCTTTACGCTGTTGCAGAGTGCTGCGCTCGGGCATGTTAAACTCGAGCGTAGCCACCAGGTCATATGCTTTCGACGGCGCCGGCTGAATGCCGGTAGACGTTGAAGGCGACGTGATGTCCAGGACAGGGGTGAACACTTTCGCAGTGACTTTGTACACGCGACTCACCGAAGTTTTGGTGGGTTCGCGCACGCTCATAGTCACAAGCGGATAGCCAAGGGGAATACCCCCCGAGCGATCAGCAAGGGTTGCGACGCCAGCGGAGTCAATACGGACTGGGCTGAAGGTGTGGACAACTGGGGTGGCTGCGCCATCCGCCAGGGTAATGTTAGCGAGAGCTGACATGATTTCCTAAAGGGTAGTTGTTAGACGTCAACGAGATTATCGACGTCGGATTTGTGACAGAAGGGCCATCGCGTTCGCGAGGTGACCGTAAGAGAACGGATTCTTGAAATCTGGGAGGGCCGCTATAACAGGGAACGACAAAAGTCGCTGCCGGCTGACGGAAAAATCCTCCACAGTCTTCGTGACTGTTCCGAACGGAAACCCATTGAACTCGGGGCCATCGTAAACCCGCATCCCTGTAGCCAACCGCTTCGTAGAAGTGGTAAGGCTACCGCTGACAAATTGAAGACCTGCAGTAGCGTCAATTTGATTCAGGTAGTTGCCGACCGGTAAGAACCAGTCGATAACGAAGGACCACGGGGTCAGCTCCCAAGCAATCGTCAGAGGGTTTAAAATGCCCAACTGAGCGAGTGTATGGATATTAGCTGACGGAACCGAGTAGTTACAGACGTACTTGACTGTAACCGTTTCAGTACATGAATCGTGATCCATGTACTTATATGTTGCATCGTGATTTTCTCGCGAGGCAACCTCGGTAATGCTCTTCTGTGAGGCAGATCGCACTTTCTGATTGCGAGTGACGGCCTGAGCGATTTGCTCAGCGGCACCGTAACAATCGTCCAGCAACGGTTTCCAACCGTACTGAAGAGCCAGCCATGCTGTGGACATTTGTTTTTCCTTAGCATGACCGGTCCCATTCCGCAAGTTCCGTGAAACGGCGGCGAAAGCTCGCCGGTTCGCAGTAACTCCGAGGGATTTCGCCGCTTCAACAATGTTCCCCTTTCTTAAGTTCGAGAGGGCGCGGTACAGTTTTAATGCTGTATCTGCGAATAAATCCGCAGTCTGCTTCCGTTCCGCGTACATCTGAACAAGGTTTACGTGCTGATCCTTCATCTTTAGGCGAAGGTCCGTGATCACTCGGTATTTCAACGAAGCGATCTGGGCGGCTGAAACTGAAACGAAGCCTGCTCCTGCGTCATACCCCTGGATATATGCTGCACCAGTACGGATATGATCGTAGTTGTAAGGCCAACTCGAGAAACGCTGCGTCAACTGACCCACAATAGTGGGCCCGACGATACGGCGCCTAGTGAACTGAAAGTCGTTCACTGGTAACGTGGCTCCAGATTTCTGGAGCGCACGGAACCCGGGAGTAGTTGAGGATGTACGGCTAGTCGTGATATAATCAACGATACCATTAGTGCCTCGTTCGGACTGAATTGTCGCCACCACCTGACCCGTTCCAATAAAGGACTGGATATAGTAATGGTTATACTCAGCACCGCCGAGGTAGGTATAGTTTTTCGTTACAGGACCAGCCATCTCAACTCCTTTCAGGGTGATTAATACGCGCAAGCGTATCAGAGCATCCTCTAACGTGCGTGCATGTTAAAGGACCCTGGGTCTGCATAGACCAGGACCAAGAAACCTCCCATTCCTCACTTACGGTCTGGAGGGGTGTAAAGCAGTTCATGCAAAGAGCTAACAAGCTCTGTGCGCTGCTCGACACTCAACAATGGCAAAAGATCAGAGAATTCAGCATAAGGATTTGCATCCCCAAGCTTCTTACTCAAGATCATAACCATTGCTCTTATTTTGGCGAACTGCAGGCGTTGATCGAAATCGACTTCTGTAGGTTCCATGATAAGCTCCAGTGTAGGTGGGGTTTGGAG